ATAGAGATAATCTTTCTTTAGTGACTCTTTGATCAGATTGATTTCGCGTTTAGGTGACCACATTGCGCCATGCTCCTTTGTTGTAACGTTTGATGAATTTACCCAATGTAGGGTTGGTGACAAATTGCTTCGCAAAGTATCTATCGGCATACTTGCCTTTAGAATCTACCCAGTGGAGAAACATAGAGACGTAGTGCTGTCCGTGATAGGGTTTACGAGAGTGCTCTTGAACACATCCATAGTATAGCACGGCATCGCCAGGGTGCAACAGGTAATTTTGTCCATTCACTGACAAATCCCATGGTTCATCACCCCAGAGATGGCATGATATACTGATCTCACATTCTGCTCTGTCTTTGTGTGGTGGCAATGCTTCACCATGCTGATACTCACGAATAAATGCATACGTTGGATAACATAGTGTGCCAGTCATTTTATTGATCAGTGCTGTTTTATCACACAAAATTGCCAATGCTGGATTATAATTGGAGAGAGCATGAGTGTAATAGATCTCATCGAAGTTATCACCAGGGATACGAAAGTATCTGGCAAACTCCATGAAACCTTTACCGATCTCAATCGCTTCATCTTTACATATGAATTCTTTGATTAGTTGGTTTTCCATCTATTGTAACGCTGAATCCATTTTTGCCAAATACTTCCCTCACCTTTATTGTAAAAATACTGGTGATTCTTTGGTCCTCTGCTTCTCACATAATGGTTAAACACTTGAACATATTCTTGACCTTCATATGGTTCACGCCAGTGTTGTGCTTGAAACCCTTTGTAAAGTATCGCATCACCACGATCTAGTTCAAATGCCTTATCATTTCCATCTTTATCCTTGATCCAGATAGGCCACGCAGAGTCACCAATCAGATGTGTAGTAATACCAACTTCACAGCAATCTTTATCTACATGTTTCTTGAGGTTGTGCCCATGATAGTATATTCTAGTAAAAGATGCAGATGGTAGTAATATCTCTCCATAGAATTCTGATAGGGTGGATGCCTGCATACACAATAGTTCCAAGCAAGGAACAAAGTCTTTTACATATGGTCTTCCATCAGTATCTTTCTGGCAACGATACTTCTTATGAAAGTCAAGCATTTCATTACCAATAGATGTTGCTTGCTCGAATGATAAGAAGTTGCGAAGCAGTAGATAATTCTCTTCCATCAGTATCTCTCGGGAATATCCTTATATTGTCTTTCGCATTCTTTTTTCTCTGCTAAGAATTCAGCACGACCCAAGGTAGGATCAATACTATCAACACAAGTAATTAATTCTATTGCACGATTACCCTGCATGAGAGATTTTAATTCCGACGCACGATCCATACTTACCTTGTGATAGTTAATCACATCGTCAACACAAGATAGCATTTCTTCATATGTTTGTCGTGCTGATACTTTTTCATCGTTTAGATAATCATCAATTGCATCTTGCATACGATCTTTGCGTTGCCTTGCATATTCTGCTGTCCAATCGGTGTCTGCCATAAGAAGTTCCTGAGAGTGGTCTAGAAGGCGCTGTAAGCATCCTCTATTATAGTTTATGTGTATTTGCTTGTCAAGAAGAAAACTCTTGGTTTCTACGCTCATCTAGATATGTGATGATTTCATTACGCCATTCCATTAATTCATTGAAACATTCTTGGTTATGAGCACATGCTCTAAGTCTACTATCTGGTTTCAAAACGCTCTCATAAAAAAGTCCGAGTGCATCTTTACGTTTTTCGTGTTTGTTCATAGTATTAAATGAGGGAGACATACTTACTTATCAAACCACCAAGGAGGTGGCAGGCAAACCTTCAATGAAGATCGTGTCAACAATGCGTTGCAGTCTCTTGATTGTTTGAGCACCATAGTTTTTGAACACTGGTACTGTCACATAACCAGTAGACTTGCGATAGAGACCGAGAGCACCAGCAGGGATTTTACCCTCAGCAATGTCCTTGGCATCGTCTTTGTTCATACGAATAACACGACCGATAGTCTGTGCCATCTCAATGATGTCAAGATTACGAAGCATGATAGTATGAGTCAGACCATGAACATTGATGCCTTCAGACAGAATGCTGTAGTGGAAGATGATGAACTTCTTGTTAGGATCCTTGCCGTACTGATCGAAGATGTTGAAGAACTGCTCACGATTGACTTTCTGGTCATTGACATAAGCACCATACTTACTAGTAATGTGCATTACATCGTAACCACGCTCACGTAAATCGTGCATGATGCTGGTCTTGAACAGCAGAGCACCCATGATCTTGCTAGCAGGAGACGCTACAAGGATCTTAGAAGACTTGTCAGCAGGCAGGGAGTCTACGATGTCCAGAAGCATAGCACGATCGCTTGTGGCAGCATCAGCACCTTTCTCACGGGTGATATCGATCTCATAAGGTATGACAGTTGGAGGAAGAATGCTGCCACCAGCAACCAATTCAGGTGCTGGAACATTACATAGTACAGAACCATAGATCTCGCTATTGTTCATACCACGATTAGTCTTACGTGTGTGCTTAGGAGTAGCAGTAAAGAAGTATGATGCGCGTGAACTTAGACTAGCAGCAGCAACACCAACAAAATGATTACGCTGGACTGCGTTGTGCGCCTCGTCAAAGTAGCAGCAATCGATGTCGATACCAGAATCAATGATACGTCCTAGTGAATGATACGTAGTGAAGATAATTACATGCTCACCAACATGATGACACATGCGAGTGAACAACTCAATGCGATCAGACTTAGTAGTGCTGAAGTGCTGTGTTTCTCCACTATGAACGTGGAGAACGTTAGCATTGGTGATAAACTCAAGATACTCGGAAGACAATTGCGTGGCGAGCATGATACGAGGAGCAACCACAACAATGGTTTGCGGAGATGCTGCGGAATCAAGACGACGCTGTACATCCTTGATAGCAACTAGAGTCTTGCCACCACCAGTGGGGACAATGATCTGACCCTTGTTTGCAGTCAGCATAGCGTCAAGCGCACGTTGCTGATGGGGGCGGAGTTGCATGATGTAGTGTCTGTCGCTTTGTTGAACTAATCATACCACAGGAACGATGGGCAGTCCACCTCCTGTGCCAGTTTGCTTATTGGATAGGTCAAAGTTCATTGAAATGGAGATTCTATCGGCATTAGAGTTGTTAGCATCCACCATATGCATCAGACTAGAGTCAAAGAAAACCATCTTATTACGCTCTGGTTTAATTCTCTCCAAAATATGTACGTTTCTCATTGCTCTATAGTCCCTCAATTTCTTTGAAGGGAATGGATTCTGTACGAGGATGTCACCACTATTTTCTTCTGCTTTCAACCACCACACTGCTGCAATCTGACAACCAGGGTGATCATGTAATGTGTTGAATCCTCCAGGAGGAAGAATGTTCGCCCAAATGTTGTTGATATTGAACTGCATTGTATCAATGGGATCATACAACTTCAGATATTCTGACAAGTTAGAGTAGAACAATGGCACAAGATTGTGTATCGTAGGACTTTCCTTCATAAAGTCACGTATCTGCCACCCATTTCTAACAGTTCTAATCTGTTGATTGGGATTGTTGTCTCTTGATCTGTATAATAGTTTGATTAGATAATCAATTTGTGTGTCATCACCAGTTGTAATACCAATGTGTTCCTTAAATGTTATGCTCTCCATACCTCAAAATTCTCAACTTCAACTCTATGTGCAAATATATCATTCAATGAACCATCTTCATTAAACTTGTAGCTAATGTGTAACTTTTGATCTTCATGATCACACAAGTCAAACAACCATGCTGCCTGATCATCATTAATGACATTCAGTCCATCTCTAAGTTGAATCACTAGATTATCTCTCACCTGTATACTTCCCATTCTATTGGAAACTGGTTTGAAACCACTGGATAGAGAGTATCCAATTGGAGACATAGTATCATCAACTCTGGTATCATGTGGAAATGCAATATTGCGACTATTGTATGTAATTTCTGGATACATACCAAGCGATCCATCAGTATGAATATCAAAGTCTAGGTATGTTGTGTCTTTTTTATCCACATAATACCCTGATGTGATTCTACTATAATCAGTATCTTTCAAATATTCAGGATTTAGTCTATTTGGATTGCATGATATACCAGTAATGTTTCCGTCTAGATCTAAGAAGATATGATCAACAAAAATATCAGTGGGTGATGAAAGATCAAACAACTGACTGAGTTTTTCTAAATGAATAGTCTTAAATCCTAAAATTGAAACCAGTTTTTCCCACTCAACGTGAGACGCTGGTGTATCCATAAATGCAAATGT